TGGAAGTGAGGGTGGGATTCGAACCCACGATTTTACGGATTTGCAATCCGTTGCATTAGACCACTCTGCCACCTCACCTTACATGGCTCTGTTTCCATGCTGGCGGAAATCTACCTCACCACCTTCTTCTTGAATTCGTTTTACAACATCTTCAAAAAGGATTGGTGTGTAGTCAGTTTGTTCTACACATACACAATGGTATCTGATATCAATTATTGGTTCACGATGACCAAATGGATCAGCCATCATTACACGCCTGTCATGGGTATGACCGTGGATGTTAGTACCAAAACGACCAATGCTATCTGTATGAAGTGGAATGTGTGAAAGAATCATACCTCTCATTACATGATAGGCACGGAGCTCTCTAAAGTATGGACGATAATCATCATCTCTAAAGATATCATGGTTACCACGAATAAGAACTTTATCTCCGTTAAGCCTCCGCATAATGCTAAGAGCTTTACGATTAATCACCACATCACCAAGATGATAAACTTTATCAGTTGGCTTTACTCTTTCGTTCCAACGCTTGACCAGTTCTTCATCCATTTCATCTGGATTATCCCATGGCCTAAGCTTTGTAACACCGTCTTTACCAGTAAAACGACACACTCCAGCGTGACCGAAGTGTGTATCACTTACAAGAAATACACTAGGCATATCATTCTCCTTTACATAAAAAAACACACTAAAACAATGTGTTTTCATATGGCACCCCCTGATGGACTCGAACCACCGAATGACGGAATCAAAATCCGTTGCCTTACCAACTTGGCGAAGAGGGTATACTACTTTTAAATTTTAAAGAACAAGTGTGTATTATATACGGTTCGATGGCCATTGTCAATACTGGTGTTGTAATCAGACAACAAAAAACCCCACTTTTTTAGGGTGGGGTTTGTAATACTTTTGTTTTAATTTTTTTAACTAATACAAACCCCATAAGTGAGCCATGGTTCATCACCACAGATTGTTTCTGTATGATACTGAGGCTGGTTGAAGGGGCGTTTTAAGTTATTCATATTATTATATATCCAATTATTTTCTTTTTTTCCATCTTATCGGTATAGAGACAATCGGAGTGGCTGGATTTTTGAATCCATCCAATACTTCCCAAAGACATTCAGCAACAGCAAATTTAGTTATCAAACCAACTTCAAGGCCGTTGGCATCTACTTCCCATGGTGAATACCAGTATTCCATTTTATCTGAATCTACACTCTTACCTTTCCAGTAAGACATCTCTTCATTTAATTCACCATCAATATATTGTTTAATATGAACCATCTCATGTGCTATGGTTGACAATATATCTCTAGCACCAATTCCAGGATGAATCTCCATCAGAAATTCTCTTGGTTGATTTCTTGTATTATATTCTTCTACACTAGCATAACCATATTCCAAAATCTTGGCGTTAAACCTAATTTTGGTAAAACAATGATTACGAACTCTTGTGTTTGGTATTAATTCTTTGGCAAAGAAAGAAGCTGCTCTTTCTACGATAGGCTTAAAATCTTTATCGGGACAATTAACTATTCTTAATCTCATGCAATCTCCTTTAATTAGTTGACCCGATGATGACTCCTTGTTATTTATTGTTTGTATATTCTTTCCACATCTTCCATACAAAAATCACTAGATAAATCATATACTTACTATAAGTGACTATTTGTTTCCAATGTTTCATTTATCTGTTCTACCTCCAGGTTGCAGTTGTTGAGAAACACAACTCCATCCGTAGAACGATAATTACTGTCAAAAAATACTTTACGGATGCCAGCTGTGTATATCTGCTTAGCACAATCCATACAAGGCGCATGTGTCAGAAACATGACAGCCCCATCTCCAGACTCCGTAGATTTGGCCAATTTAGCAATTGCATTGGCCTCGGCGTGAATCACCTCGGGTTTAGTTTTGTATTCGTAACGACCATGTTCATCATCTTCGATACGAACTAGATTTTCACAGTCATTTGTCCATCCAGATGGTGTACCATTGTATCCAATCGACACAATACGGTCATTCTTTACAATGATGGCACCAACCTGTAGTCGTTTGGCTGAACTTAATTCAGCCGTACGCTTGGCAATGTCCATGTAATACTTGATGAACTTTGGTTTCACTAAGAAACCTTTAAGACATGTTTGGTAACCTTGTCTTTAATCATATCAGGAACGGTCAGGTAAGGCCATGTTAACAGGAAAGGACATCCGTTAAGACCCCAACGACCAGTCTCCAAAAACTGTTTAAAGATTGCCAAATCACCTTTGTTTGCAGGATTAAAAGGTCGTTTGTTTAATTTCTCAAAATGTTTATCCAGAATCATCACATTCTCCATAATAAAAGTCCATTATACAATAAAAAAAGAGACCTGTCAAGAGGTCTCTTTTATAGTTACCGAAATATTGGTTATTAATCCTTGGATTTGATACCAATTTTCTTAATGGCATCCTGTGTTTTAACCATGTTTTCCAGCCAGACTTTCAACATACCATTGGCCATTTCAGCATCTTTGATTTCAATAGTATCTTTAAGTGTGAAGGCTCTTTCGAAAGCACGGTTTGCAATACCTTTGTGTAGGTATGTTTGGTCATCATCTTCAACGGTAGCACCTTTGATGACCATTTTGTTACCTTCCATGGTAATTTCAATGTCGGTCTTGGAGAAACCAGCAACAGCCATCTCAATGACGTACTTGTTCTCTTTGACTTGTTTGATATTATATGGAGGATAGGTTGGAGCGTACTTGGAAACGTCTTGGGCGGCTGCCTTCAACATACCAATAGTCTCATCAAAGCCAATCATGTTGGCGTATAGGTTATCCAATTTAGGAAATAGTAAGCTTGTCATATAGACTCCTTTAAAAAGCAAGTTTAAGAAATTGCCGCCTCAGAGAGCACGGCACATAATATATTAGTATTTATACTGGTTGTGGTTTTTTTCCGATATTATATTTCGGAACGAGTTGCCAGTCTCTTTTTTCCTTGTGTGACAGAATCTTTATCTGTGACAAGAAAATAGGTGCTGGTGTTTCTATTTGTTCTTTCCGAACGACTTTAACCAGTTCCCAATCCTCCAATAACTTAACAATAGCATTCCTACGAGATAAGTCGTTTTCGGTAATGTCGGTTGGTTTGCCATCAAGTGCAAAAAGTTCCTTGAAATGAACCACATAATATTGTCCTTTTTTATGGAGGATATGGCAAGATTGGTATAGCGTTCTATCCTTCTTGGAGGCCACACCAATCCTTGTTAATGTTTCTCTTACTTTAAGAAAATCATCTTCCTGACCTAAAGTAATCTCAACTAAATCTTTTATATCAATCATGACTTTTTCACCTATTTTATTGTTTTTATATCATACTAAACAATTATTTATGGATGTACAGATTTCATGTTTGTTTTATTCCACCAACATCAATTGCATCTTTAATTTGTATTATCTGTTCATCAGACAAAATACTCAACGCATCTTTGGCTTTTTGGTTATTGTAACAAAAAAACTTTTTAACACAATCAATATTTTTATCGGATAATGATTTTTGCCATGGTTTAAATCGCCGTTTCATTGGCCGAATGGAATTCAAAAGATACTGGTATTGTAAGTCCTTGTCAATATTAGGTTTTATGTTCATCTCATTGACATAGAGAATACAATCCATGTGGTAAGATAAGGATCGATTGACTAGGAAAGGTGCATAATTACCAATATCAAAGTCATCGTCCTGTTTCTTTTTGTGTAAAATTAAATCTACATAATCGAACGGACTCATTTGAACTCACAATCCACCATGATTTCTGTAAGACAGGCCATCAGATTAATCTCATGGTCAGCTGCAAAGGCTGCCTGATATTGGTACTTGGCAAGAATAAGAACCATTTGAGGCACGGAGTTGGGTTTCAATACCTCATATAGTTTGTCATACATCGTTCTAAAGATACGAACTGGATCGTTATCCAAGTTGTTGGTGACCCATTTACGAGCACCAGCAAAGTCTTTGGCCTTTAATGAGTTAATTAACTCAGTAAGCATCACATCGGAAACTGACGCCAAAAGACCTTTATCAATTGTACCGCCTACACTATACCGCTGGAGCTCATTAAGAATACGGCGATTATCGGGAAAATACTTTGTAATGACTTCTGCAACCACAGGTTTATCATAGATTATTCCTTCTTGTTCCAGAATCCATTCAACACGCTTAAAGAATTGTGCAGCCATCTTTGGTTTAGAACCATTGATTTTGAAGTCAACAACGGTACACCTAGAATGAATAGGATCGATGATACGATTCTTAAAATTACAAGTGAATATGAAAGAACAATTGCCAGAGAATTCTTCGATAGAAGCTCTCAGAATAGCCTGTGCATTTACGGTTAGATAATCTGCCTCATCAAGTATGATAACTTTTCTGCCACCCAAGAGTGACATAGAAGAAGCATAACTCTTGATTTTGACACGAATGGTATCAACACCATTCTCATCAGAACCATTGATGACTAGGTAATCACAACCAACCTCTTCACAAAGAGCTTTGGCAATTGTAGTCTTACCGACACCTGCTGATCCGGAGAGCAGCAGGTTTGGTATTTCTTTTCTGTTTACATATTCCTGAAAAGTCTTTTTGATTCCATCAGGTAAAATACAATCTTCGACTTTAGCTGGTCGATACTTCTCCACCCACAAAATATGTTGGTCCATTCAAATACTCCATAATATAAAAAATCAAATTAAGCAAACTTAGAGTGTTTAGCTTCAATGGCAATCCAATATTGAATTGGTTGCTTAGTATTTTTGAATGATGCCATGCCTTTGGATGATACTTCAATTTCATATGTACCAGGAACCATTTTAAGATTCTCTGTTAAGAATGTTGCTGAGTATACAGTTCCATTACCATCACCAACTTCAATAGAATTTGTATTCTCTGAATGTTGGCCATTTTGTTGAATAGAACATGTTGTTACATAAATCTTTTCACCATCAGATTCGACAATAACATGTTGTGATTGTAGAACAGAAGCACTCTTCAACAAATTGGAAAGATCTTCTTCTGTTAATGTGAGTGAGGCATCAACAGATGGTAACACCAATTCTTTATCTGGTGGTGTGATGATATTTTGTTTATCGGCTTTACGATACTTGGTTTTGCTTTTGCCACTTTTGAAGATGACATTCTTATCATCAAAATCAATATCAGAATCCTTGTGTAAGGAATATACTGATAAGAATTGATTCAAATCATACACACAAAAGTCTTGTGGAAACTCATCAGTCAATGTGGCTTTTGCCATGACTGTTTTGGTAGATGAGATTGTTTTAATCTCTTTACCGGCTTTGAACTCTAGATTCCCATTGATTCCAGAAAAGTTCTTTAATACACTTAATGTGTCGGTTGATAATTTCATAATGTAACTCCTTCAAGTAATTCACGTATTTTACTACTTCCAAACGATCTTGTCAAGCAGTATGTTAAATTGGTTTTTAATTCCTCTTTCGATCCCATATTATCAATAGTAAAATCGATATCGCCACCAACCCAGCGCCATTCAGATTCATGTATGCTTTCCTTTCTTAGAAATTGTTCGGCTTTAAAATCACCATGGTTTGCTCTTTCAGCAATATCATACCAATGAGGTTTAATTCCTCGTTGTATTTCAATAAGAATACCACCTTGTTTATGTACAAAGTTCATTTCATTTGGAAATCTTACATCTGTAATAACATAGTTTTTGTCCGTATCTTTCATTTTGTTTTCTAGGTTTAATACCCAAAAATTTTCATGGAAAATATCACGACCAACTTCTGTACCCATCAACTGTAATGCTAGTCTTGGTGTAAAGTCTTTGCCAAAATTCTTTGACCAAAACTTGTCTGGTTGTTCTCTCCATTTTCTTGATGCATCAGTATCGCCTTCTAATAAATCTCTAGGCCAATTGAACATCACAGCAGTAACATCTTTAACAGCACCAGCAAAGCTAAGTGATTCAAATCCTAAATCGGATAAGATATCACCTGCTGTGCCTTTACCTGAACCAATAAATCCAAGTACACCAACTAACATCACATTTCTCCAACGAAATTGGCAACAGCTGGCATATCTCCTTTAAAGTGATATGTGCCGATGTGGTCTGTTCTCATCCAAGGACATAAGAAGATTTTACCTTCAATCTTACGCCACATTTGACAGAACATATAATCTTCAGATAGATAACGCTCAGAGCCACCGCCTGTAATAGAGTCTTTAGAATCAATAACAGTATCAAAGAAAGCATGAATGTATCGTGAACCATCAAAGTTGGCTTGGCCAACGTGGTCTGGCTTGTAACGAATCATTGGGTATGCAGTTTCCATTTTAGCAAATACAGTACGATTCACCATCATGAAACCAGTTCCAATTTCCATCACCTCTAACGGTTCTGTAACTGTAAACTGTGCCGTACCTTTAACAGGATTGAACACATAATCACCAGTAACTTTTTCCAATGTTTGTGGATCAATATCTGGATTCTTTTCGATGGCTCTTTTAACAGATTTCCATTTGATGGCTTTCTTGGGATAAGGACCGCCAACAACATCTTTATCTAATGCTAGTAAAGCAATAACATCTCTTGGATCAAAATGAATATCTGAATCCAAAAACAACAGATGAGTACACTCTGAACGATGTAAGAATTCGTCCACAAGATAGTTACGAGCTCTTGTGATAAGAGATTCGTTGAAGAGGAATGAGAACTTGATGTTCACACCATATTGAATACAAATGGCTTGTAAGTCTAGACAGGCCTTTGCATAGAGACCGTGGTTCATACCACCGTACATTGGAGTAGCTACAAAGATACTTTTTGTTTGTAGGTCTTCTTTTTTGATTGAAATTTCCATCTAAACTCCATAATAAAAATAAAAAAAAGGAGTCACCTTTCGGTGAACTCCTCATATATCACGCCAAAAGATTAGGCATTGAAGTTGTAACCAGCACTCAATGCTGTACGAACCATAGCCTTAGTTGGTGAACCAAGACGATAAGAAGCAACTCTTGAACCATCACCACGGGACTTGGTGTTGGTATAAATTACATGACCTTCTTGACGAAGTTCATCAATACGAGCAGACACATTTTGGATTCCAAAACGAGCACGAGCTTGTGCTACTGTCAATGTGTTGTAACCAGTTTTCTTACTCAAGTACTTGAGGATTTTGGCTTTTGCGGATAATGTTGTCATAAAGACTCCTAATAATAAAGTTTCAAAAAATCTCACATATCATTATGTGATGTGTGTATTATACTATTATATAGTACACTTGTCAAGCAATTCTGTGGTATATTTGATATTATACAACAGGATTACCAAGTACATCCACAACTCCATATTCCATTGGCTTACCTCCGTTAAATGGATTTGGTGTGATGTTCTGTGCTAAAAATCCTTTAAAACGTAATGGATAGTTTTGTAAGATTTCTTCTAATGTGATTTTTATACCACATTTTCTGAGGATTTCTTGTATGGATTTACAGTCATCTAATACAAAATTATTCCAAGTATCTAGAAACTTTTGACGTTGTTTGTAGATTCCTGGAGCTTGTTTTGCATCCTTTTGGATCCAAGCATAAATTTCAACAATTTGACCATCATATTCCATAGACAATTTTTTTGCATCATATAAAGTTGTTTTTGGTGTATTAATACCCGTAATATATCCTAAACGACCATTAGTTTGTGTATATCTCTTATCTCCCATACATGGAATTCCATGATTCTCAGCAAATTCTTCAGTTGAATACTGTCCACCTGATGTGTGATATCCTAGTATTGTTTCACCAGAACGAATTACACGTTTTCTAAATTGTTTGAAAATTTCTTTCTTGATTTTTTCTGTCTTGTCTGCTGCTAAAACAGAAATTAAATCAATAACAGAATTATCATCATTGTTTATATATTGTTTATCAACAGCTTCTTTAACTTGCTTAATGATATCATCTTTAGTGTTAACTAAAGCAGGAGTTCGATGTTGATTTGTTACAGATTTATGTTTTAATTCATCTAATGGAGAATCAAATTCTAAAACATCATACATCATTGCATCAATGTCTAATTGTTCACAAGCCGCATCTCTATGGTAACCACTTAAACCAATGAAATAACCTGCTCTATCAGGATCTTCTTTTATTGTAGGAGTTGATTGTGTATGAATATATCCATTAACTATTAATGAATCTTTAAGTGGTGGAAGTTCAGACCAAATAATGTGGTCTTCTCTTGGATTACCTAGTGTTGTGTAGGTAACATTTTTACGTTTCATCACAATACGTTTTTTAAAACGAACACCTTTTGGATAATTTGGTGGACATAATTCTTTTGATTTTTCAATATCAAATACTAACTTCATAATAGTTCCTTTCAAAATTCTTTTGGAAACGTTCCAAAATTATTTTAAGGTTAAAAAAAACATAATGCAACGTGCATTATGCCACTTTACCTACCAACTTGTGGTAGATATTTTGCCTTGGTTTCTTCCCAAGACAAATATATCAAGTCATCATAGAACAAAGATTCCGTGGATACTTTGTTCTTCTTCTTTAACATTGATATACGACCTTTGGCAAACTTGGTTTTCCAGATGTTTGTCAAAGATTCTTCGCTCGTGTCAAAGGATTTAACCAGTTGGTCATCTCCTATTTCTTTTCTTAAATATTCACAAGTGTTGTTATATAAAGGAGAGAAATAAATTCCACGAGCATGTTCACAACGGATTAAGTTCTTAGGTATTTTTAATTTACCATAGGCAAAATGAAGTGAACGGTTTTTGTGGTCTCTTTTAAAAGGCAGACCAGTTTCCTTCTTGGCTTCCCACCACTCAAAATATTTGCGTGTGTGGTTTTCTTTAATCCAATCAAAGACCATTCTCATGGTTTCTTTAGACGGATCAAATGCTACAGATCCTGATGTGAAACCCATAGGATTCCAATAATCAAGACCATCATACTGAGAAAG